GGTTCTGAATATCCGCGCGCTGTCTAATATTCGTGATGAAGTGCAAACAACTGCCGAAGTGGTAGATTCGGGGCTCCTATCATTACGTCTTGATGGACAGTGGGATTTGACGCTCTCCGTAGGGGGCAATCTTGCTTCGGCAGGGGGGACTGTGCGCATCGTGCAGGATGTCGCATCGTATGTACGCACATTCCAAGGAGAACCGTACTACGCGCAGCAAGACGGAATCCCGTACTTCATGCGCGAGCTTGGTTCCCTCCCTCCCGCCGAGCTCGTGCGGGCGCGCTCGAATGCCCGTGCGCTTGAAGTCCCCGGCGTAGCGCAGGCTGATACGCAGCTTTCTCGGCTTGAAAAACGCATCTTGAGCGGGACGATCCGCATCACCACGGAAACGGGGGAAACCGCAGATGTCGCAGTCTAGCATCGATTTTACCGAAAACGGCCCGGTCGTCCCCGATACCGCGACCGTCCGGGACGCTGTCGAAACGAATTGGCAGGCGGCATTCGACAATCGGCTGAACCCGGATCCGGCCACGCCGCAGGGACAGCTCATCACATCCGAAACGGCCATCGTGCAGGACAAGAACAGCCAGCTCCTGTTTCTCGCAAACATGTTCAACCCCGAGACGGCGACGGGCGTCTATCAGGACGCGCTCGCCAAAATCTACTTCCTGACCCGACAGCCTGCACGCTCCACAGTTGTTCCGTGTGTCTGTACGGGGCTTCCCGGTACAGTCATCCCCGGCATCGGCAGCGAAGCCCCGGCGCTTGCAAAAGATGCGGACGGGAACATTTTGGTTTGTCAGACGGGAGGGACGATCCCCCAATCCGGCAGTATTATCCTTGATTTTGCCTGTCAGGTTCCGGGGCCTATTGAAATCCGGCAGGGAACTGTGACTACGATTGTACGAACCATCCCCGGATGGGACACGATCACCAATGAAGCCGGGATTACTGGGCAAAACGTCGAGAGCCGGGCCGCGTTCGAGTCCCGGCGCTACGCCAGCGTCGCGAAGAACGCCCGGAGCGTTGCCGCCGCCGTCTATGCCAACGTCGGCGATCTGGATGGCGTGCTTGATGTCTGTGTGCGCGAGAACAAGACCAGCGCGCCTCTTGAAGTACAGGGCGTCACGCTCAAGCCGCACTCAATCTATGTGGCGGTCGTCGGCAGCGCGACGGATAATGATATTGCTGAGGCCATTTACGCCCGTTGTTCCGCCGGATGTGATTACAACGGCAACACCAGCGTCACTGTGACTGATCCGGTAACCGGAGCGGTCGAAACAGTGCTCTTTGAGCGCCCGGAATCGCTCCCGGTGGGCATTCAGGTGACTATCCGCAAAAATGCATCAATGCCGAGCAACGTCGAAGAACTTATCAAGGCCGCTGTTGTCGCAGAATTTTATGGAGAAAACGCTGATGCCTGCGGAAATGCGGGGCAGAGGGTGCATATCGGGGATACGGTGTACGCCAGCCGCTTTTACTCCGCCGTACTCGGAACGGGTGTCACCGACTTGGTGAGTATCGAAATCGCGGCGCCCGTCGGCGAAGGCTCCCCACCAACATGGGGCGACTACATCACCATCAATATAGATGAAGCCCCC